TATGTAAGAAGGTTTTATGACAACAAGGATTTTGAAAATACAATTCTTTTAAACTATCAATACTACTTTATGCTTAACCAGTATTGTGATTCTAACAACATCAAACTATATTCTTTTAGTTGGCACTCAGCCCCAATTGGTAATGAAGACTATAGTTCTATTGATCTAGGCAGGCTATTTAATAAAGAGTTAGATAGCACAGAAATAACAACAAACAATATATTTTCTTTTTATAACTTTCAAACATTTTATCCATATGGGATAGAAAAAGTGGTTGAGCATTTAGGAGTAATTGAAAAAACTTTTATAAATAATAAAGAAGAGTTTTTATTCTTAAAAGATGGTATTCACTTTGGTGAAGGATTTCATATTGCTTGGTCTAATTTTATTTTTGATAAATACAGGTCTGATAATAAATGATAAAAAAAATTAAGAACTTCTTTATTAAAAGAAAGATAAATAAGAATTTAAAAAAGAAAAGGTTTATATACTAATGCTAGGTTATAATCCAGACGAAGACTATATTATTCCCTTTAATAATTTATTTTATAGAAGTCTTTTTGAATGCTCAACTGGCCCAGCAAATTCTTTGTATCATGAAGAATATGCTAACAGAGCACTAGCCTATGAACTAAATAACTTAGGATATAGAGGTAGGTACGATATAGATGGAACAGAGGATATTTTAATTCTGGGATGTTCTCAAACATATGGTACAGGGCTGCCACTAGAATTTACTTGGGGAGATATTTTTTCAAATAAGTTAAATAAAAAGTATGCGCTATTGGCAGAACAAGGTGATAGCATTCAGGCCCAAGTCTATAAGGCTTTTAAATATTTTGAAGAATTTAAAAACCCTAGTATTATTGTTGGTACCTTCCCAATGTATAGAATAGAGTTTCCATATATACCAGGAAAATTAGGGAAGCATAATCCATCAAAAACAGAACTTACTGCAAAAGATTTTCGCATCACTAAAAGTTTTGGTCAAAAGGGCGAGCCTATGCCTATTGCAAAAATGCCGTATGATCTTGAAGAGATAATGCCACGAGAGTTTTATGTATTTTATAGTTTTATGCTTATTCAGATGCTAGAGCAATACTGTAAATCTAACAATATTATATTTATCTGGAACTGTTATGAAGATCAAAGTTTTATAAATTATCTTAAAGAAAATATTCCGAACATTTTAAATAATTATCTTCAGATAGATAGCAATGAAGTCTTTCCACTTTTTGATAACGAGGATGATTATTTTCCTTTTTATGATAATACCTGTAGTGATGAATGTTTTTATTTTCCAAAGTATAACAAAAATTACGAGTATAATGATATATACTATCGTGCTGCTGATGCTATAATGGGTAAAAAGCATGGACATTGGGGAATACATTCAAACAAACATATTGCAGAACTTTTTTACATAGAGTGTCAAAAAAGGATTGGCAAAATTGAATAGACTTAAAATAATAATTTATAGTTTAGTAATTTTTTTTCTGAGACTCAAAAGAAAAAAAATCAATAAGGATAGGTTTACATACTAATGATTATCTTGGGTATCAATGAAACATCTCATGATGCTTCAGCCTCTTTAATTAAAGATGGTGAGATATTATTTGCAGGGCATGCTGAAAGATATAGCAAACAAAAAAATGATTGGTATATCAGTGATAGTCTAATTAATGATGCTTTGCAGTACGGGATACCAGATCATATAGCCTACTACGAAAAACCACTTCTAAAGGCCTCTAGGCTGTTCTTAAAGGGTGGATCTGGGGAATGGAAGCCAAGGTTTGACTTGACGGGTATTCCAAAAAAATCTTTTAGTCATCACTATTCTCATGCCTGCGCTGGTTACTACACAAGTAATTTTGATAATGCAGTCATAGTTGTTCTGGATGCAATAGGAGAATACAATACCTCAACAATCTGGGTTGGAGAAGGAGAAAAGATAAAATTAAAGTATAAGCAAAACTATCCTATTAGTTTTGGATTGTTTTATTCAGCCTTTACCCAGTTGATTGGCCTTATGCCAAACCAAGAAGAATATATTATGATGGGAATGGCTGCATATGGCGACTGGACAAAGTATTATAAAAAGGTTAACGAATACTTTCCAGTTTACTACAATCAAAAATATAATTTCCACAAAGGAATTACAGATTGGGGCTGGGTTTCAGAAGAGGATAAGTTTGACATAGCAGCAGCAGCGCAGATGGTCTATGAGCAAAGGCTTAACGACTTTATGCGTATGGCAAAGTTAATGACTGGTAAATCTAATTTAGTTTTTATGGGCGGATGTGCATTAAATTCTTCAGCCAACACACTTCTCTGGAATATATTTAATGATATCTGGATTATGCCAAACCCAGGAGATGCAGGAAGTTCTTTAGGTGCAGCAGCAGCCCTATATGGAAAACACATAGATTGGCAAAACCCATACCTAGGTCATGATATTGGCGGAGAATATCCAGTTCAAAAAATTGTTGACGGAATATTAAAAGATAAGATAGTTGCAGTAGCAAGCGGAAGAGCAGAGTATGGACCAAGAGCACTGGGAAACAGGAGTATACTTGCAGACCCAAGAGATCCGTCTATTAAAGACAAGGTTAATCTAATTAAACAAAGAGAACCATTTAGACCATTTGCACCAGTAGTAATGGAAGAGTATGCAAGTCAGTGGTTTGATATGAACTTTGCTTCACCGTATATGCAATACACGGTCAAATGCTTAAAGCCAGATAGGATTCCATCGGTTGTACATGCAGATGAAACCTCTAGAGTCCAGACTGTAAATAAACAGCAACATCCTGGTTTGTGGGAAGTTTTAAATATTCTTAATGATAGGACTGGTGTGCCCATCTTGCTTAATACAAGTTTAAATATTAAGGGACAGCCTTTGCTTAATGACAAATCAGACATTCAAAAATGGGAACAAGAGTACAACTTTACAATTCTTTACTAGTATGATATAATATTAATGTACTGCCTTCGGGGGTACACTAACTTATTCGCTTGAAAGGGGAATAACATGGTAAATTCATTTGCACTGGATCTTTTTAAGGATCCATTTTTTATTGGCTTCGATAATGACTTGAAGCGTTTATACAATCTGCATAATAATGCAAACAAGCAGTCATACCCACCTTACGATATACTAAAACTAGATGAGGATACATATAAAATCTCAATAGCAGTTGCAGGATTTTCTAAGGATGATATTAATGTTTCCGTAGATAATGGAACATTAATTATTAAGGGAGAGATTGCAGAAGTAACAGATGCTGAGGTAGTTCACAAGGGCATCGCTGGTCGTAAGTTTACACGATCATTTGCTCTTGGTGAATATATGGAAGTAACTGGGGCAGACCTAAAGGATGGCATGCTACATATTAATGTAGAGCGCATTGTTCCTGAAGAAAAAAAGCCTAGATCTATTAAGATCAAATAAATTTCAGGGCGCTACCTGGGACAACCTGAGCATGTTGCAAAAAGGCTTATTCTTTGGTATACTGGTAATACAAAACTTAGGAGGTTTTTATGGCTGTCAAAGGCTCACTAGAAGCAATTATTGAAGTTGCTAAGAAAGAAGTTGGAACCATCGAAGGTCCAAAAGATAACGAAACAAAGTATGGCAAGTGGACAGGTGCAAACTTTCAGCCATGGTGCCAGTCATTTGTTTGCTGGTCTGCATTTACAGCAGGGCTAGATCCAAAGAAGTATCCAAAGTCTGCATCAACAGTTGCAGCAGCAGATTGGTTTAAGAAGAATAATCGTTGGGCAGATGCTCGCAATGATGACCCAACTCCAGGAGACTGGATTTATTTTGATTTTCCAGATGATGGCGTAAATCGTATTTCACATGTAGGTCTTTGCATTAAGAATAATGGAGACGGTACTATTCAAGTTATTGAAGGAAATACATCTGGAACTGCAAAGGGAGATCAGCGCAACGGCGGAATGTGTGTAGAGAAGACTCGTGCTTATGTAAAAAATAAGAAGGGTATCCTTAATGCTGTAGTGGGTTGGGGTCGACCAGTTTATACTGGAGAAGAAAATGCTCCATT